TCATTTAAAAGATTCTGTGGTATAAGAATTTCCACTTTGTTCGCCCACCTTTCTGATATCCTGAATCCACTTCAAGTTAATGACCGACGCGGCCACACCGGCTATCCATAAGACAGATTCCGTATCCAATTCAATCCCTACATATTGCGTAAAACCAATGAGCAGACACGCCACGAACATGGTCACAAACTTCGTGCTGTTCCATGTCGGTTTCTTCCCGTTGCGTATCTCTACCGTAATTTGTGCCACGATGAAGTTAACAGCAACGGCTATGGATGCTCCAAGCTCCACCTCGTCCAGATGCCATCCGAATTTGTTATTCAGCGTGATCGCAGCCATGGTGATAAGTCCGGTTATGAATTTAGGTTCGATATATTTATTCAAGCGGCTCACCCTCCTCTATCGGTTTACCCCCGGGTCCAATGCCATTTAATATAGCATCCACCACGGATTTTACTTCAAAGTAAGTTTCGTAATCTTCATAGCACAATTTAAATGCCGTTTCCTCGCCGCATATTGCAGCTACGGCGTTAAAAACGTAATCGTCCACGGCACAAGCAAGGGGCATGATCATGGCGCACCTCCTAATTGTAAAAAACCTCCTATTCCGATAAAATGAGACATGCTACTGTCACATTATGGAAAGGAGGAGAATATATGTCATCTACTATCGAACATGAACTCATTGTATCTAAGGAACTTACACTTGCAGCACTTGAAAAGATGGACCTCAGAATGAATGGCCGTAACCAAGAACAACACGCTGAGTATATAGTGAAGAAAGTCACTGAGACTTTCAAGGCCATTCACACAACCGTTAAAGACAGACATAAAGATTAGAATCTCTCTGCAAGCTTGGCAGTAGCATTTATTACCTCCGGCAGAATTTTAATTTCATCGCCGGAGGCTCCATTATTTAATCGATCGTTAATCCATTTACATAAATTAATCACCGTTATTTCGATCTCCTTATGCGGATTTTGCATAACAACACATCCTTTTTATTCTATTATAACATAAGCATTCCTTTAATGGTAGGTAAAGTAAGTATGATCATAGCGCACCTCCTTGGGAAATAGAAAAGAGCCCTCAATTGAGAACTCTTTTTTAAAAATATATTTATTATGCCTCTTCACTTTCGTCTTCAGATAGCAATTTGCTTAAACGTTTTTGAACCTCTGCTTCCACAAGTTTACTTACAGTATCCTGTAACTGCAAAGATGCTATTAACCTAAGATCAATCAAAAGCATGTCCTCTGGCAAAATTTCTCCAACACGTCTTTCCAAATAATGCCTTGATATTGATCTTATTTGTTCCATCTTTACATAGCTGTCTCGTTTAATTGTGCCTTTATAAGGCCAACCGGCAGCTTCGTAATCAGCGTACGATAGTTCAAAATCTGTTGCTATCGTCTCTTTTTTCATGCCATGTTCATCATAAAGTGATGAAATCGGTAGAATAGTTACAGTTTTTCTTGGATATTCACTATCAAACAAAACAATAACCCTGTGATCACCTTCAAGAACATAAGAAGAATCTGGATCAAGGGCTGGTTCAGGAGGTAGATTAACGAAATAAACCTCGCCTCTTACAAAAGTTCTCTTCACGTTCCACTCGGGATCGCGTTTCTGTGTTTGTTGCTCCAACCTTCTCCCTCCAACAATTACAGTCTCATTGCCTCTTGATATTGTCTAAATTTGAGACGCTGATTTTCAGTAATATCACCAGTGGCAATTTTAGCAAAGTTAAGACCAGATTTATCCTTTGCTAAAGCTTTTTCTAACACAGAAAGATCCTTTTGTTTCTTGGCTACTGTATTGGCGACATTTGTTTTGCGCAACGCAACAACATTACCAGCCATGTCAGATCACCTTTTCATAATGGATTTAGAGTTTGGAGGGAGAATTATTGTATATTATGCTCTATAAGTAAGTTTCTACCCTTACGAACGACAGTATTTCTATCTTCCGCAAACTCTATACACGCACAAGCATTAATATTACTGCTACGACGTGTTTATTGATTAAATAATAACATAAGTGCAGACACTGTCAACATCTAATGTCCCATATTATCACTTATTTACTCTACAATGCCCCGGATGTACCTAACGATTAATTTCAGGATTCGATCATATGGCCTCCATGTAAAAGAGCCCCGGAGGGCTCCCGTTTATCTTCCTGTCATTGGTACACCCGCGGCATCAAGAAGCGAGTTAACTTCAAGGTAAATCTCGTTAATCTGTGCTTGAATATCACGCAGCTGCTGTGCCTTTTGTTCCGCTGATAGACCGCGGTTTCCGCTGATTTCTCTTTTTCTTGCGTTCAAATCAGACAGAATCTTGGATGGCGAACCTTTAGCTTGCGAGTTGACGAATTTGTATAGTTCCTCGTCGTACCAATCCGGCAGTTTTGCATCAACGTCAGCAAAGTCTTTACGCGCCTGAGACAACTTTTCTTTTCCGGTGTAGAAGTCATCTGCCAGAGTATTAGTAAACACCGGATCCACAATGAAGTTCTTAAGCAGCGTATTGCGCGTCGTTCCAGCTCCCACATCAGACGTAAGCGGAAGAAGTAACCTTGCAGGGTCGCCGCCGTATGCTTTGATCAGATAGTCAACTTTCATCGGAGAGAATCCGGTCCATTCACCAATCTGTTTTGCCAAGGAAGATGTGCGCTCGTCATACTGATATTGTGGCGAACGTCCTTCCAACCTCTGAGGTACGATTGGAGCTCCCGTGAAGCTCTTGTTAAACGTTGTACCAAGGATTGGAGCAGGTGATACGGAGTTAAGAATACCGCCTATCGAACCCTCGATGCCCGTCCCCTGTGTAGCCCCTTGTAATGCTCCTGTGATCAAAGGTGGTGTCCAAGCATTGGCTAATGCATCAATCGTGCCTTTAAAGGCTTGTGGGTCGTTGTCCTTAAAGTGCCTAAGTGCTTCAATTGTCAACTCACCAAAGGAATTGTACGCCGGTTCAATTGGAATTTTGATGAAGGTTCCATCATCATTCTTGCTTACGATAAGATGACGCATTCTTTCCCGGGCAGGTAGTTTTTGATAATCCGGGTCATCATGGAACTGAGCATATTCGAATAGCTTTGGCAGCACCGCCACCGCCGCCACCGCCGCTGTTGTTTTTACCGGATTGTTCTTGAATCCCCGCATGACTCGATATGTTCCTTGTACAGCGGCGTTTTGATAAGGGAAAACCGCCTCAAGCTCCCGGGCGTACGCCCCTTTTCTGCTGAAGTTGGTCGTTATTTCCCGGCCTTCTGTAATTGCCTTACGTACGTTCTCAGGAGTCCTCACACCACCCAATCGCCGCATTTCCCCTTTGTAAGCTGCAATCCGGTTAATATTCTCGGAAACATCGGAAATCGCCTCTCCGAGTCTGAATGTTGCTGAAATCGGATTCCACCGTAAGGCTTGACGACCTAAATTTTGCGGTGAAAGAATCGGATCTCGTTTCAATCGTCCCAAGCTTTTGTTCAATTGACGTTCACCGCGCAGTGCTGCTGAATATTCGCCGCCGGCCAAACGAAATTCTCTTGCGAGATCCCCAAGTCCAGGTATATTGAGCTTATCGCCTACTGAGCTAATGATTGCATGAACCAAATCGACCCCATGCCGGGCAGGATTTTTCGCTTGAATCAGCGATTGAACCAAATCAGTCGTGATACTTCTGGCCGCGAACAAAGGAGCCAATGCCCCGGTAGCACCGCGCTTGGTCGCGTTACTAAAAGCAGTGAGAAGGTCAACAACCAATCCGGCTTGCTGCGGACTCATCGCGGTTAAGGCCTTAACAATCTCCGGATCGTGTACGCGAATCTTAACCGGCTGACCATCCACCATAGCACGAACGATGTTGTCTTCTCCACCCTTTTGAGCGCCTTTCTTGAATAAAACATCAAACTCCGAATTCATGCGCTCTAATAGGCCTTCCATTCCGTCAGAAGCAATAACATCATTAATCTCCTTGAGTGACTTTTGCGTAGCTTCTGCCGTTTCCGGTACGATCTCAGCCACGCCGCGCATCGACTCTGGATTTTGGCGAATCGCCTTGACAATCTCCTGCATGGCACGGTTACGCATGGCGGCATTGGTCCAAGCGCCTACAGCCTCGATCATTGTCTTGCGCGGGTCAATGATGTTCCGCACGCTACCGGTCGGGCTGACCGATTTAATAGGCGCTTTCTGACCGCTGAATGAACTTCCTGAGGAGTTCTGCAACCAAGTACGACCAGGCTTTTCACTCCTAGAGAACTGACGCCTCATTGGTGTGTAGAATGGACGTGACGCTTCCATAGCAGCATTTTGTTCCGGTGTGATTAGCCCTTCCTTAACGCCGTAGACTTCACGCAGATTTTTGGTAAAGTTATCCCAATCTTTCGCAATGGCAGCAAAACCTGGATGGCGCTTGTTGTACATTTCAATACGTTTTCGAATCTTCTCCGGTGTCATGCCCAGGCTTTCGTCATAGACGCGCTCACCACGGGCTACACGGGTTTCTGCATCCCTTAAGATAAGATAGTCGATGAACTGTTTATCTTGGCCGCGGCCCACTTTACTGAATACCGTTTCGAGTCCATCTCCAAGACGCACGCCCTCGGGAGTAACAAAGTCTTTTCCAATGATGTTGTTTGCGATATTGTTCGCTCTTGCGGCGTCTATGGCTGTTTCGTATGTGGTTTGGTTTACTCGCTTCAAGGGTGACAACGCATCGACATAATTTTGATACGCTGATCTCGCGCGTGCTGTGATCTCCGCTTTCAGGCCTTCCGAGTCATTTCGTATGCCACGTTTAACAATAACATCTTCTGTAGATAAAGGTTTGCTTCCTATTCGCTTTGAACTTCCAAAAGGAGATATGCCCACGCCGTAATTTCCGAATAGATTGGTGAACCAGCTTTGTTTCATTTCCGGCGCTGACGGCGCTTCATCTGCTCTGCTTGTTAAATTAAGTCCGTCATAAGACGGTCCTTCACTTGTTGATACAGTCGGACGATCAGCATTCACACGCTTGGAAAAATCATTGACAGATGATCTCAAAGAAGAAGAGTTTCTTGCCGCCTGAATACCTCTTCCAACTAAAGGTGTAGCTGCACCAATTGCACCACCCAATGCACCGCCTATGGCGGCCTGTACGCCTGCCTGAGACAAGTCATTTGAGCCTTGAGATAATTCTACCCCTGCGGCCAAAGGTACGCCTGTAGAGACACCTAACGCTGCCTCACGCCCTACTCTGCCGCCTAACGTTTGACCAAGCCGGGGAGCTACTGTGTCAAGTGCCTCACCACCTGCTCGATACAGGCCTGTCCCAGCACCTAAACCAGCACCAGGAACAGCAAAAGGAGCGGCGATTTGACCTATGACCTTGGATACACCTGTAGCCGGAGCCTGACCGGAACGTTGTAAGAACTCTGCCCTGGCATTTGATCCCGGCACATATTCGCCGTTTTTAAGTATTGGTGCATCAGGTACGGTATATTCTGCGATGGCTTCAGATACGGGATTCGATGCTATCCAATCAAGGCCGCGAAGGATAGGACCTACAACCGGAATATCGCGTCCAGGCAAAGGTTTAGGCGGTTCAACCGCGGCGGCCTGACGAGCCAAAGTAGATGTGCGAACGTCCATAACCGGAAGATTCATGGTTGTACGTGATGCAGGAGCCGGTTCAGTGGTAGGGGGTGCAACCGGTTCAATAGTACGGTTACGGATGAAATCATACTCACTCGATGATGATTGCCGCGTGGACTGACCTGAACGTCCGCTTAACACGCGCTCCCGTGCTTCTTTTCCACGTTGTCGCCTGTTTTGTCGTATTTGATCATATTCCGACATGACCTCACCCCCGATTAGCTAATACTTTTGGTACATAGTTCTGCGTCTCTTTCGGAAGATACTTCTTCACGTCGTTCCAGTTCGTGCTACCAGCCTGCCTGATGGCTTTACGTAAATTACCTGGTCCGGCATTATAAGCAGCTAATCCAAGCTCTACACTTCCGAATTGATCAATCATTGACTTGATGTATCTCGCGCCACCCATTACATTCTGCGCCGGATCCCGTGGATCGACGCCAAGCTCTTTTGCGGTTCCCGGCATCAGTTGCATTATTCCGTAGGCTCCGGCTTTGCTTTTGGCTGATGGATTAAAGTTTGACTCGGTTTTTGCGATAGCACCCAACAGATCAACGGGCAATCCGGTAGAGCCGGCCGCAGATTCAAACGCCCCTCGGTAAGCCTGCGGCACCTTTACCGAGGAAGTCAGTTTCCCGAGTTACCGCCGAATTCTTTTCGTGCCCTTGCCTTGAAGGTATCGATTTCTTTCTTAGAAAGTCCGAGCATAGTCAGGACTTGATTTGTCTCATTATCAGTTGGAAGACCGGAGTCTATCACATCAAGAAACATTTGATATCTTCTGTCTGGATTTTGTGATATCTGTTTTCCGGTTTGCTCCTGCTGCCCAAATCGATTCGTTGTCATCACTGGTTCTGTGTAGTTGTTTCTGATATTTTCAAGCACTTGGTTTGCATTCAAACCGCGGTATTTATCGCCGCTATTAGACATTTCATAGTCTAATTGCGCCCATTGACGGTCATTGTCGTCTTGAGCAAGCGCCAATTGACCGTTACGGTATGCTTCATTAGCCGCAAATTCTAGTCCAAAGCGGCGAACATCTTCGTCAAACTTCTGCTTGTACTGTTCATCGGAAATTTGGTCGCGCAACTTTTGATACTCGAACTTTTGGATCTCCATTTGCTGGTTAAACATATCATTCTGCGTCTGTCGAGTCGGGATTCCACGGAAGTTTGCTGCATTCTGTGCTGCTGTTGCATAATCTGCGTCAAAGCCAACGATACTCGGGTCAATACCCATTTGATACAATCTATTACGTTCAGCATCAGCCGCGGCACGATATTGTGCCATTTGATCTGCTGTGACTCCAGACTGTTCGGCTTGTTGTTTCAGGCCAAGTATGGTATTGATGATATCTCTTGCACCATCGGGCATATAGTAACCGGTTAGTCCGGCTTCTTCTCTGGAATCTTGTCTTCTGGCTAAATCATTGGTAAATGCTGTTTGACCCTGTCTTTCTAAAAGTTCGATAACATCTCTTACGTCAAGTTGTTGGTTTCGCTGCTGTGTGTCTTCACGTGAGATAAGGTTATACACCGGGTTTAACAGTCCGGTTAAACTAGATATCTCTGCTTGCCGCTGTGCTTGTAACTGATTTTGAATGGATGGAAGCACCTGAGTCATCAGATATTCATTCGCGTCGTTTTGCGCTCTCTGCGCGGCATTACCGAGGGCTGTAGAACGTCCGAAACCTGCTGCTCCAAGCGCCTCTTGAGCTGCCCGTATTCCCTGCTGCGCACTTTTCTGTGCTTGTGCTTGCGCAGCTGCATACTGAGGTGTAGAATAAGGATCCTGCATCGGACGATTAATGATATTTTGTATTTGCCCGATCATCTGCGTATATTGATCGACGTAAGGATTGGTGCGAGTCGTTGGATTCGTCACTTGCTGGATATATTGATCAGTCAATTGTTGTTTCTGCTGAGATCGTTGGCTATTTTGAAACTGGTTATAAGCGTTGTCAAAGTTTTGTCGGCTTGTATAGGTGGTACCATTCAGATTCAGTTCGGGCTTCATGAAGTTTTGACCTTTTACTTGGACATATCCGGTATTTTGATCATATCCGATATCGTCATTTGTGTATCCTTTACTCAAAAGACCTTGTCTGACACCATAATCAACTGCCAACGTGACCACCTCCGTGCAAAATAAAAAGCCGCTTAGATAAGCGACTTATGGTATAATATGGGTTGTACAACTGAACTTGGGCGGTAGGCTGCCTCCGGGAAGGAGGTGTTGCCTATGCAATTTTCGTTCAATGATTTGTTAATGTTCGGGATGTTTATCCTCGCGCTGTTGACATATCTTAAACGGAAGTAACCCGCCCAGGTTAGCGCCACGGCGGGTTACATTTTCGGGTTCCATACTCGGAGGATTCCGTCCAAGTGTTGTACGGGGAGTCGGCTGGCACCGGCTCCTGTTGTTATTTATAAGCTTATCACGTTTGAAATATACATTCAAGGTTGTAATGCTGCTTTTTGGCGTTCGAGTTCGGCTAGTTCGGCTTGGAGCCTTTCAATTGTTGCTTTGTCTCTATCAATCCATGGACGTACTGAAGATTCGCGATCCGGGTTAAATTTAATATCCTTTTCGTTGTAATCGATGATTTGCGTTAACGTTTGAATATTTGATTTAACATCCCTAATTTTAAATTCAATGGATTCTATAGTAACTGGTGATTCTGATTCAGTTGGGGACACTGGCTGTACAGTCACTTGAGAAGTATCCTCCTTTTTAGGTTCATTCAATAGAACCTCATTATTTTCAAAATCTACTTCTAATCCCAAAGATTCGCCTATAGCGCGAACTGGCAAGTAAGACGATCCATCAACAACAGCAGCTTTGTTTGGCAGCTCATTACCGTTCAACTTTACGACAAACTCACCTTGTACGGATTTTCCTATTAAACTTTCAACCGCCGCGGATACGTTAAAAGATAAAGCAAGTGCCGCGCCAACCAAGGCCCCGATTAGATATTTCCTCATAATATTACCACCTTATAAGTTTTGGCAATATTATACATCAATTTTTATTATCCTCCAAGAGCTGCTATCCTAGCACTTAAAGAATTTAACTCTTGTTGTAATGTTGTTCCGCTTTCGTTACTATAGATCTTTGACCATGATTGAAATATCACCTTGGCAAAAGTAGATATGAATATATCGGACTCTGCCGATAATTGTATACCTAAACCTTGGCCTATTGGAGTTTGAATAAGAAGAGCCGTTCCGTTATTTTGGACAAGAGCAAACTTTCCGTTAAAAGAGAACAGTAAAGCTGGCTGCTGACCAGTAGAATCGGCAATAACTGAAATATGATTATTCGCACTCGCTTCAGCTTTAAATAAATGGGAAAGGCTGTTTAACTCGATCCTTGGGTATGAACTCACAGTACTCTGTACCTTAGCACCTGTCATCGTTACTTGTCCGGCATTGGTGGCTAAAAACGTATCCTTACTTCCGTCGTTTATCCGGATCCCGTCTTTACTCAACTCGATAAACGCGCCTCCGGAATAATCCGCTCGCACCGTCACGATTCCGGCATTAAGCGTACCGGCGTCGATATGGTCTGCCGTTAGAGACACAACATTGAGACTGTCTAACGACACCAACAAGTTATTGTACTTTTGAATAAGTTCGCTTAATTTTGTTTCCAAGTCTCGAAACTCGGCAAACGGCGGCAATCCCGCTATGTCTGGAATTGGCATGCTATCCCTCCTTAATTCTGCACCGGCTGAATCCTCGAATACCTCTGCACCTGATACAATTCGACGGGTCCAGTACCGCTTATTCGATTGCGATACCAGTTGCACAACGGAACCGTATCAAGCGGAACGATCAGATTCTTTCCCTGAGCTACCGAATTATTGGCTGTCGGATTGTAGTTGATCGGATAGAAGTCATCTCCCCTGTCACTTGGAGAGACAGCAACAGATAATGTAGACCCGGCCGGGAACAATCCTTGAATGTGCAGCTCGTACAATTCTTTCTCAGCTTCCATTGCACCGTCATCAAACGGCCTCGATGTTGTGCTCCAAGAGATTGGCGTCCCATTGTCTGTTGTGCCATTGTTCAGTCGATACGTTTGACCTGTGTAATCGCCCGCGTAAGGCACGTTATTGAGATAAGCTCCGTAACGTAATCCACCGAGCGAAATGCTCCTTACGCGCCATTTTCGGCGGTCTGGACGTGGGTCATAAACAAGTTCAGTGTCCGGTTCCGTGTTTGATCCGGTGACGAGGCAAAGATAATACTTAAGACCGTCTGTCCAGGCAAAACATTTACCTATCTGAGCCGTGTTAATGTTGTTGAGGTATTTGCGGATAGGCTCACCGATTTCTCGCGCAGCGCCACCGGCACCAATGTAAACGTCCTGCTGGCCGAGCCAGAATAGATATGAACCAACCTCTACCACCGTTTTGAAGTTGACGCATCCAATATTGTTGGACTGCTCAACGAGCCTATGAGTCACGCGGCTATCTCCTGTATGGAAAATAAGTGCGAATGCATCTTTTTTGAATGCCCAAATTTGTCCTTCAAAGCTGTATAATGCGGTGATATCTCCACCGTTTGCGGTATAATACTGAACCACCCCGGCGTTATCCACGGTTGTCCAATCTGTCGCGTTTTGGAAGGCACAATAACTCACCGTATCTCCGGACGCAATATACACACGGCGATTATCCGCGGCTACGTATTTCCCTTTTGGAGCACTTGAAGATAATACTGAGAGTGTTGTACCGTTCCAGTATTGAACCGCGTCTGTGCCGTTGGTAAGGATTAGCGCCGGTCCATTAACGTCAAAGTTCGCTGCACACCAGTCTGTTGCGGCCCATGTGCCGGAAATGTCAACCCATGTCGTACCTGTTGAGTTATACTGTAGTTTCGTTCCTACGGCTCGTACAAGGTGCGTATTGCCGAAATTCATGAGCAGGTAGGTTACACCTCCACCGGAAGTGCCGTAAGCTGTACGTCCTTTTCTTGTAGACAAAGAAGGGTACTGGTCAAAGTCCCAACCGTACCCATCTGTTTCTTCATTGTCTTTTAAGTCAAATGGATTTTTTCCCGTATTGATGCCACCTGAAAAATCATAGGCAGCACGTATGTTTAATGCTGCTGGAAGTGTTCTCCACATAAAATCACCTCTACGGTGTGGAATTGATCGTAATGTAACGTACAAAACGACCTGTACGGCTGCGGTTCATCCGTGGAAGTGTATCGACCGGATAGTCAAACTCAGGTTGTTGTAGTTTCATCTTGATTTCAAGCTCGCTGATTTTGTTCTCGTACTCACTTAGATAGTTGTTGTACATGACCACATCTTTCCTAGCCGCTGCGATCCGCTTGAGTACGCCAAGCTTTAGGATTTCTTGATACCTTACCGGTACGGAAGGCCCAGCACTAAGATTAGATGATGAAATATCCTCCGGCTGCTGATCGAGGTAAATGTAGATCAGTCGATTGTCCAACGGTCCACCGGGAACGTTGATATAGAAGTTGTCCTCCAAGATGGTGTACCAATACTGTGCATATGGGACAAATTGCCGGTTGTCGTTCTCGATGTAGTCAATCTCAGTGAAGTCCGGTGGATTTCCGTCATTGACTTGGATCGTCATGACTTTGATGCGGTCTTTCTCTACACCGTTAGGGATGGGATAGAGATAGTTACCGGCTACGGTAGAAAAGGAAAAAGGAACCGAGTCGAGTTGTAATATCTCGAATAGTTCCCTTTGTTCTTCGTTCATCCAGACTATTTTTTGTTCAGTTGTGAAGGAATTTCTGTATCGTAAATTAATGTCGTTCAATAAATCAAGAACGGTTGCCATCTTAGATCACCCCTTAAGCCTGAATCGCTCCGAATCCCTTCCATGTTCCCGGAGTCCCAGTTGTGGTGCATACCCAGCCGATATATCCACCTGCAGCCGGAGCCGCGTTCCATACCTTATCACCTACTGCCCATGTACCTGTAGTGGGTGCTGCGGCGCCATAGAAATTGGAACCGTTCCAACCATTGCCCCATTCCACGTAATCCGCAACGGTGGAAGGTCCTCCGAGCACGGAAAGAGGAGTAGTGCCAGAGTTGAGTACTTGATTTCCTGTCACAATTGCGGCACCGGTTACGTTACCAAAGATAATACCCACTTGAGATGAGGATAATATGACGCCATCGATGATATTCCCTTGAATAGTCAATGAAGTGACTTGGTTGGCATAAATGCCGTATCTCGTTGGTGACTTAATTTGGTTATGCGCAATGATGGCTTTGACACCAGTTACGTTTGTATCAATGTAGATTCCAAATGAACCGGTTACTGCCACAATGTTATCTGATACATCAAATTCGCCTGCGCTCCGGGTAAGGTGAATTCCCAGTGATGTTGCGTTATAGACGATATTCTGAGAGACGACTGCAGACCCTGCTCGAATGACATAAATCCCCGAACCCGAGCACGTATCGACGATATTTCCAATCACCTCAAGTCGACCGACATTATCCGAATCCAGTGCATCAACCGTAATTCCGTGACCTCCGGCGTTTCGCACGATGTTATTGCGGATAATAAAGTTGTCCTGTGTGGTGCCGTAGGTGGCTGGGTTAATGTTGATTCCCGGTGATGATCCGGACCCGTCAACAAAATTATCTGCCACAATGATCGATTTAGAGTTCGTCTTTCCCTTAATCGGTGACCAGATGCTGTTGTAGAATTTATTCCCTTGAATAAGCGTATTTTCAGCAAAGGTATAAAAATCTATAACGCCGAGCGCATTGCTTGCGTTCCTGCCGCAATTGCGGAAGGTGTTATTGACAATCGTTACGCTACTATAGAATGGATTGGCTGTGTCAGTGGTGCTGATGAAGATACCGGAAATCCCGTTTGCGGTTGGTGTCTTGAGCAGATCAAAGATACAGTCCGTTATGGTGAAATTAGCCCCGTCTACCACGGTGATATAGCGTGGGTCATAGGTTGGCGTCCCTTCGGATCCACTGAGAAACTGACAATCGGTGAAGTAATAATGCTCCATCCCCGCGCTACTGAGGTCCCCACGGGCAAATACGGACGTAAAGCACTGATTGAGGAATATACAATTCTCTGCATAGAACACAAACGGATCGTTTGGTGCGCCAACACCAGATATGTTAATGGTATAGTTCATGGATGAGGTGGACTGTGCGGTGTAGTTACCGTCAAACGTCAGGTTATCGATCCACACTTCCAGTCCCGTACCCGATATATTGAGCAGATTCCCTGAAAATGGGATTTGCTTTATGGTTGCATTTCCCATCGAATACATGTGAACGCTTTTGTTTATAGTTAATTGGCTGACCATGTAAACGCCATCCGGGAAATATACAACCCCTCCCGTTTGCATCGCTAGATTAATCGTGTCTTGAATGGCTGTAGTGTCATCCGTTACGCCATCCCCTTTTGCTGCGTTTTTTCCTTCTTTGACGTTGTAGATGATGCCGCCCCATGTTTTGTAATTTGTTAATGTGTTCCCTACATTCTTGCTTAACAATGCCGGTACGGTATTGGTGTACAAGGTATCACCTCCTAAATAAAAAGACACCCGGAGGTGTCGTTTGTTACTGTAGTATTTCTATCACAAATTCAGTTTCGTGTTCCTCAATTTGCTTCCAACTTGTCCCTTCCGGCACATCAGCCCTATAAGGATCTTCACCTGTTCCGGTGCCGATGCGAGCGACAGTGACAGACTCGTTCATCACAATACCTCCGCAGAGAATTTATCAGCATAAAGAGAAGTCGGTGATCCAGTTGTCCCAAATCTGACCCCCGCCTTTGTTGCTGTTGAATTGAAGTTATCAGTTATTTCCGTTACCAAAGAACCATTTAAATAAAGTCCTATTATATCGTTGTTAGCCACAGCCATGACAGAGTATTCAGTATTTGCATCTACAGTTGCCGCTATATTCGCAGAGGTTGTAAATACTCCTGCAACACATTTAACAAGTTGAAGTGATCCAGCGCCGCCAGAGGTTTTGCTTGGGCGAGCTACCCAAAAGTTATTTGCATCGCTCATGCGAAATATAACGCCGACATTTCTGGTTATAAGATCAGCACCAATATTTACCGTTAGACTAAATCTGCCGTTACTCAGACCCGACTCCAACGAACAAATAGCTTGTCCACTGGAAACGGTAGTTGTTTTCAGCAGATTTCCACTAATTTGCAAATCCCCGACATCTTCAGTCCAAATTTGACCTGTATCCGCTGTCCCTATAGATGCAGAGTCAGAGCGATCAAACGTATCATATACCTTTACGCCTTTCTCAATCAATTTAGCCACCAATTGTGCAGATCGGTCATCAAAAACGCCGCCCCCAGCAATTTTACCCCATGCCATACGATCACCCCATAACAACAGCTTTATATGCCACTGTAGTTGTGATGGTGACACTCGTAAATGGGTCAAACTTACCATCAAACGGCTCTTTTGGATCTACCGTAATCGTGATACCGTTTATCGTAAAAGTCAGAGCCGTTGAAGCGTCTCTATTTACGATCGCGAACCCTGTCATGGGAGTTGTAAACGTCCTAGTATTGGTCGCTGAACCGCTCCATGAGTCTTTAATAATATTGCCTGTTACTTTAACCGGATACCCATTCGAGTCATCCACGTTTCGTATTTTGTTGTCTACCCCCCGTACGCCGAGGTACATTGTCATTATGATCACTCCTCACTGTCTCGTTCGGCTTAAGCAATAGCGCTAGTTGCTCAAGCAGTTCATTGGTACGCCTTAACTCTCTCAAAACATCGTTGTTGTATCGTTCTGTATCATTGATTCCCTTGAAATGATCCATCGTGCCTCCTACAAAAAAAGAGGAGCATAAGCCCCTCCTATCGTCTCTTCATCAGGTTATTTTTGAGCAGCATCGCCCGCATTTCGTTGTAATTCACCGCGAAATTCCGCTCTCCTTGGCTCATGTCATCCGTTACGTGGATTTCTGCAATGAACCGCATTTTCTCTTTGTTTGCATCGTCTTGGAGGATTCCGGGTTCACTCACTTCCCACTTTACTTCTTGGCTCATGGATTATACCCTCCGTTTCACCACTACGCCCCAGGTTCCGCTCGGGAGATCAACAGTCCCGCCAGAACGGTTGTGCAGAGAAATCACGATCGTATTCTCCGCAGAGGCTTGAGCTTGAACAGATACACCTTGCGTATTGTATGGTGGGTAAAGCTCGATGTTGTCGCCGATAGCCGCGCCGGTAACCGTTATACCGGTTGATACCGCAACCGCACCAGTAGCAAGAGAAGGTGGGTCAAAGGTGATCGTGCCTGAGACAACCACCTTTGGAGCCGACACGCCGGCCGACGTTCGAAACTCATCGGCAATAACAATTCCATCGCCGCCTGCTGTTGATCTAAAATCTGTCGCCATCCGTTACCCCTCCTTATACGCCCGGCGAACCGACGACGCCTCTCCAGTTACGGACAACGGTGCTTTCGCGGAAGTAGCCATCCCAGCTTTGAGAGCCGTTAGGATTCATGTACGTGCGCTTCTTAAACTCCGGCTTAATACGGAAGAAGTGGATCATTTTGTGCTGTGGCGCTTGCAGGAACCATGCTGTTTTCGATGCCATGAAGTTGGAGAACACATACTCCATGTCAGGCAATACGTTCTTGTCGTTGTTAGCTGTACCGGCACGTTGGCTAGATTGGAACACCGTAGCGACTTCAAATTGATTGTCCTTGTGCGTGATGAATTTGTTCGGGATCATCACCACACGCTTACCTGCTTCATCATTAATCGAGTTAAACAGGTTGATACCGGCTTTAATGTTTACGTCATTGATTGGACCGGAAGCCAAGTTAGATTGTGTGCCGGCCAAGCCAGTTTTGCGGTACGGATGGTTGCTTGCACACATCGGCACACCGTCATACTGGTTCGTTGTAAAGGCATTGTCCAGCACACTAACCGAGTTCTGTTCAACTGTATTCCGGCCAGCGTGTCCAGCGTCACGGGTCATATCCTCGACAATCTTGAACACACCTTTGTTGTATTCGGAGTCGTCGATCATTTCACGGGACATGACGATCTCTACGCCGTATGGAGTGTGTTCAGTTACGATCAGATCGCCCAAGTTGAATGTATCTTGTTGGGCGTTCTGCATTTCGTTCTTCACTTGCCAGTTGGAAGTACCGGCGAACGATTGATATGTCTCGTTATGTTGCAACGATGTTTCAGCGCGGAGGTATCTGCTCCATTGTTCCGGCAGCTCGTCCCACGCTTCAAAGAATGCCTCATCGATTTTTCTTGTCCAAATATTACTAAACTGACCTGTCATTGCTGGCATTGTTTATTCCCTCCCCTTAACCTACGTTAGCCAAGTTGGCTGTCGCGAAAATTACATCAACGGTCGCTTGTGTATTGTCATAAGCTTGCACATAGCACATGCCGCCGGTGGTGTCGTCTGGATTTAATGTTGTTTTGTTCAACAAATCGAATGCTGTAGTGTATAAGTCTGTTTGAGAAAACGTTTTTTTAGTTCCCGCTGTAGTAAACGGAAGGCGAACCACTTGATTCCTCACCAGAGTTACGGAAATCTTGTCAGATGCGGTTGCTGTGGTGGTGGTAATATCATCATTAGCAATCCCGATGATCGTTGTAGAAGCTGCTGCTGCCGCTTCAACTTTTCGGGATGTCGCGTTTATTTGTACCAAGTCTCCTGCTTTGATCGTTTGGTTGTCTGCTACAAGAAAACCGCCAACGACGATAGGTACGTTTGTATCTGTTACAAACGATCTTACAATGCTAGCCATGTGTTAATTCCTCCTTATTTTGCTTTCTTTCGTTGTTCACGCCACGAATCCAAGTCCGTAGCGGCTTGAGAATTGTACAACCGTCGCGCCTCAGATTCGGAAATACCCATTAGTTTTGCGTCACGCAGAACTTCCGGCGGGAGAGGCTTTTCACCTACCGCTGTACTCGGTGCGTCACGCTGTACGGTACGCGGTTGCTGCGCTCTACGGGCGATTTCCCGTTGCTGTACTTCCAGCTTGATCTGTTCGGCTCGTTTGTGACCGCCAAGCGCCCAATACGCCTCCTCTACGGTAAGCGCACCGTTAGTCTTATCGATCTTTGCCAGAATCTCGCGCTCCATCGATGCGATTCCTGCATAGTCAGGATTATCCTTGAGCCGGTTAATTTGCATCTGTACGCGGAGTTCCTTAAGCTCTTGTTGCTGTTTCTGCTGCTCGATGTACCATTGCGTTTGCTCGTCGTCCCAGCCGTTTTGATCGGCTAGACGTTGAGCCTCGCGCATCATCTTGGCTTCTTGAGCAGCCTTGATCAGTTGGTCAGGGTCGCCACCAAGCGCTTCAATAGCTTGCTTGTGCTTGCTGTATTTGCCCTCTAATTGCTCCTCGAGTTCTTTACGCAGCTTTTCTTCAAGCTTCGCTTTCTCGCGCTCCATACGCTTCTCAAACGCTGTTTTCTCGCGCGGAGGTAGGTCAATATCCTCCTGATCTTCAGCGTCCTCTAAGTCATCTGCTGGAGCGTCTTCATTCTCCTCATGTTCTTGTTCCTCTACGATTTCCGGATCTTGTTCCGGTTCCTCGTATCGGTCGTCAGGAGTGATTTCGTTTTCTGCTTGCTGTAACGCGGCGTCCGTTACCAATTCGCCCGATGCTTTCATTTGTCGAAATTCATTTAAATCCATGTTAATCCTCCTTTTGTGTAGCGGCATCCCACACGATTCGCCCGTAGATACTGTTCATCTTGTCAGCTCCGAATGAGCGTATATAAAAGGCGCATGCAGTCTCAGCATACGCCGGCCGTTTACTTCCCCTCGCTCAATTTAGAAATAACGTCATTGTAACTCTCTTTAGTTATCACTCACCGATAATACCCCCCTCGCATATGCTCTTTGACGCTATGTGTCTGATTATCCGGCGTCCAATGACCACAGGCCACGCATTGTGCGCCACCCTTGTGAAAGAAGGTGAATCCCTCGCATTTGATGCATACTGGCTGCTGCAGGATCTCTTTCCGTAGATTCGGATTCTTGGTAATCTGAGATCGAATGTAGTCCCTGACCATGCGGTCTTTGCTGTCTCGCGATAGATAGTGAAGCCAGAATTTTTCTTCTTGCGGGTCAAACATATGCGTTTGCTTGTCATATCGTACTGCTGTCAGACTCATACAGGTGCACCTCCTTGCATGACTTGAAGTTGTGGCGGTATGGTAGGTGGCAATCCATCTGCACCAGGAGGCTGTGTCATCGCTCCGGGCATACCAGGCATCATTTGGTTAAATTGATCGTCAGACTCAAGCGGCAAACCAACTTGTGTGCGCAGATAATTTCTGATTTCCTGCCATGAGATGACCGGTTTTCCCTCGACAATCAACTTTGCAAGATCCAATAGGGTTTGATACACGAACGCCTTGTCTGTCGGTAGACCGTTGCCAAGGCTGAGTTTGAGGTCAAATTCAGCTTCTCGCGTCATCGGCTGCATGGATTCGTCAAGCAACTCTTTTATCGTGTCTTCACCTTCTAACGGTGACATGTTCGGAACCATGATCGGCACGTTTTTTAGCTTAGATGGGTCAAGGAACTTGAAGTCCGGCGTATCTCCATTGATGCGGATCCACATACCTTCATCCCAATTGGTCACCATCTCGTCGTATAGTAGCTCAAGAATGCGCGTCCATCCCTGCTTGAGCATTTCCATCTTATGCAAGACTGTCTTTTGTCCGGCCTGTTGTAGTGCGATTATCGCCGATGCTGCTGTAACGCCTTGCCCCGGTGTATTGCCGCGGTTAACGTCCGGCCTGCCGGAGATGATATTAGCCTCTTCAAACGCCTTCTCGCGCCGCCTCGGGACATCAGGCGATACCGGTATAGGCGGGATCGGTGTAAATGCGTTGATATCGCGGAATGGTATCCGTAATCCCGGCTTATTCGTCCATTTACGAGCGTCGAATCCTTTCCCAGCTGCTGTTAGGCTAATTGCCATCTGAGGATTACCCATCAGACGCGCTGACATACGGATCTGATCGTCCATATCGTTGATCAAGTCCTGTGTCGGGAAGAGATACTCAACGTCACCCATGCCCCATCCTGTGCCTCTGCGCGGATAGCAGATAATGACTTCAAACGGGAACTGGTTGCGGCGCTGCAATTTCGTTCCCTTAATTCCCTTTTCTCGGCTATCCTCAAGCACAAGGTTATTAGCCACATGCACGCAAAAGATATCGCCGTTCTCGTCTTTCATATAGCATTCGATCAAGAGAGCTTTTTGCGATGTGATCACCTGAACTTCATCTGTGCGCATCGTTTCAAGGTCAAGTGTCGGGTCATACGGCCATGAAACTTGTCTCTTTACGTATTTACCCCACTCCGGGAACATGCGCCTGATATACGAGAGTGGACGCGGCACAGCATGGATGATAAACTCGCAATCCTGTATTAAATGTGCAGCTGTCCATTTGGGATCTGGAAAAAAGTTGGCCGGCGACACCACCTCAAACGTAGGAAGCCCACGGCCTTGTAAAGCTTCATGATCCGTAAATACTTTAATGATCGATGTGCCAAGCTCCAGCCGGTCATGCTCGGATATGGTCAGCTTGTTTTTAAACTGGTTGCGGTCAAGCACAAACTCAAGCGCATGACATACATCATCCGCATACATCTGATCTCCTGGTTCACGGCCCATCGCGTCCACACTAAACGGTTTATCGATGATATCGCTGATCTCGCTGTCGATAATCGGCTTGATGATGTTCGTCACGCTACCCGGATGATCTTCCGTCTCCGGTTCGTTTTGGATCGAGTGCACGTAGTCGTCACACTTTGCCCATATATTCATAAGGTCCATCTGCATTTTAGCGTTGTATGCGCCTCTGAATAAGTCCTGTACATGTGCAGCGAGCGCCTTCTTCTCGTCGCTCTGTTCAGGGATCTGTATGGCTTTATTTGCGGCTTGTATCTCGTCTATGGGCTTGGATTTCTTCTCCTTTGCCATGATGCGCCTCCTTTCGGTGCAAATAAAAAAGCCCACCCTTAGCGGTTAGGCTAGTGAGTGGGCTTCGTGAGCCTCTAGTTATATCGCTTCTTGATTTCTTCTCGGCTGATTCTCTCTACTGGAATTACTCCAGGGGGATAGTATTCTTCCCCAATCACTTTGTCCAAAGGTATTGCAGCCCCTGATTTAGGGTACTCACTACCGTCAACGCGCTTTCCGATAAAATAACTTTCAAACAATTCCTTGCTTACATTCACTGTCTTACACCTCGGACATTTAATCTCAGCCTTACCTTCGATCATTCCGAGTAGCTTGTTACATTCTGAACAGTGGAATGGGTTCATTGATTATCACCTACCGTTAAAATCCTCGCATAAAATCTTTTCAATTTATTTCCTGCATCATCATATCCTTCCGAAATTTCCGGTGACACTCTGACGTATATTTCTCTACTTTTATTCAACGTCATTTCAAACGCTCGTTTAAACGCTCCAAGAATATTTCGATCATCTGTTATAAAATTAAATTGCCCAACGAATATATGGTTATTTGTTGGTTTATGATCGGTTTGTTCTTCATTTGTATAAATATACGCTGTATTAATTCTTGGATACTGATTTAAAAACTCCTCTATTTCTTTCCATTCTACCTTATCGCTATCATCAACTAAATCTTGATAGATAGTATTTACAATTCTTTCATCCATTTTCGTTCCTCCTTGGGAATCTCTTTTACCACATTATAACACATGTCGGTTTCCGCTATTGAGTGGATCTCCCGGGTTCCATGTGCGTTGTCTCACGTTCTGTGTCGCTCTCATTTCCTCGTCACGCCGTACAAAGTCGAGCTCCTGCTGCAGCTGGAGTATCGTGCGATCCTGCTCTGCAATGTGTTCTGTCGCTTCTTTGTAGCTGTCCTCTAATACATGTACGCGGTGTTGGAGTGATACCACGTACTTAGATAAGTAAAACGCTCCGGCAAAGAGTGCGGACGCGATTAAGATGCAGACTAGTGTGATAAGGTATGTCATACAATCACCCTGCCTACGATTTTGTCCAATCGCTCTGATATTTCTTTTGCTAATGTCGCAGAAATGCGTATCCATCCTGACCCTTCCGGATTATCTGTGTAATTTCCCTCAATTTCAGTGCTCTTTAGTGCATCGGATAGTTCGATAAGGTAATTTTCATCTTCTTTTGTTATGCAGTATTTCAATTAAACCATCCTCCTAACTGAAATAATTTGGGTATTGTCCTTTGATTGTTTGTCGGTACCGATCTTTTTTAACTGGAGCATGATGTGTTTTCCCTAAAGTTAACCTAAGCACTACAAATGCGCCTATAACGCCAGATATAAAACCGAGTGTAAATATCATCCAAACCATCCTCTCGCCCAGCTATCTACTTCATCCCTGTACTGATCCTCAATCTCACTCTTATGCACCATCGTGCCATCGGATTTGCGTACCCAGTTGTCACCTGTGTTGCTGTTGATTGGAGTTGCGCCTTGTACGATGTCTGCTACAAGTTCGATATACGGCTCCATAACTAATAGGATGATGGCTGATGAAGTAACCGTATCGTCGTTGCCACTGGCTGCGTTTGTATCTCCATCCTCGCCAATAACGTACTTTATACACTCTTTAATCATGCGTTCTGACTTGCAGCCTATCTGTCGTTCCCTGATAAGTTTTGCCATGTTATCGATCATCAGCGGTTTAGTCTTGGGTGACGTCCACCATCCAAGTTCTTCATGTTGCTGATCTGTTACCTTATCGTGAGTTGTACGCTTGTACATGTTGTTATACAAGTGTTTCATCGCATTGATGGTGGATAAACCGTGGTTATTCTCCTCTACAGCTATAAGCGCATCGTTGTACCATGTGCCAAGCTGTATAAGTATCGGATCACCTAGCTTGTCAGGATCAACATGACCATGCCACATCGCCACAAGGTTTTTGTCAGCATCCCACACCGTAGCGCATGAATAGTCACCATCAGCCTTGCCCTTGGCAACATCCACGCCGATGAAGTATTCAGCATTTCGTTTAGGCGTCTTCCATACCTCAAGGTTCCCGTTCTCATCAGGTATGAATCTAACATTGCTTGCCGGTCCCTCAAGGTAACCGACAGTACCAGGAACGCAATGCTTCAGATATTCCATGAGCACTTCCACATCGAATCTCGGCCTACCTGATGCCAAGAAAGCTTCTTCTGCTGTACACGGATATTCTTGCGGCAGCTTATCGCGCAAATCTTTCCACTTTCCGTAATACCAATAAAGCTGTTCCCAATCTAATCCATTGTAGGTTAGAAGGAGATACAGCTTCTTGTGGAACTCTGATATTTTGTTGGTTACATCATACTTAAACTGATCCTCTCGCTCTTTGTCTTCAAACGGCTGTCGATACTCAGGGGTTAGCCACCATTCATAGAACTTAGGTTCCCAGTTGTTTTCGCCCTTCTCTGCTGCGTCCCACATATCTTTGTATTCGTTCAAACCGTTTGCTGTTGTCTCAAGGATCTGTATGCTGTCTTTGGTAAGTGCTTCACCTAAACCGGTCATGATGCTGTCGATGCTGTCCCAAAATGCTGCCTCTGATCCGTGGAAGAAGTTTATTGTCTTGGATCGTCCAACTTCTTTATTCCCAGCCGTACTTACTCTCCATCGGCTATTAAGTTTTTCAAAGTGAAACTCACGCCTGTTGTTATATTTCTCTGTAGGTTTCAGCGCATCCGGTAGTTGATTGTATATATATTTAGCTTTATCCTCGAATATCGTGTTCGTGTTATCACCGCTATCGGCAAGCGTGAATCCTGAAAAGTTCTTGCCAATGATTGCGTTAGCCAACTGGTAAGCCGTGATAAACGAGGTGAAGCCTTGTTGTCTTCCTTTAAGCACCAAAAATTTAAGGTGCAACCTCTTCTTGGCTTTATACTCGTCCTTGGCTTTATTTATGTCATCGAGGAAGCTCTGCTGTACTTCATTGAGAAAGAAAGGAACTGTGTTTTTATCCTTGTCTACGATTACAAAAGAAATCTCAATAAGATATTCTGGATGCCTCTTGATCTCTTCTCGCACAGACTTGTTATCCGGATTGATGATGTATTCAATCGATGCTGTTACAAACTCTGTATCCTTTTCGATATCTCTCGTTTCATTCCAAATTTCCTTGCGTTTGTTTATGATGTCCTTGCATGTTCTCATGAGAAGAAATCCTCAAGCTTTTTGAATCCAATCTCACCTTCATGTTTGATTTCTTGCTTATCTCTCCATGCTTGCGGCCTCCGGTTCTTAAGCCAGAATATCTGAGCTGTTGTATCCGGAACCACTTGTTTACGGACAATCTTGGTAACTGCAATTTTCGGATCCCCAAATTCGTTTAGAATCGGTTCTCCTGTTAATGAGTTGTATAAAGGCTCTTGCGTGACTTCTTCAAACTCATAACCCATTGCCCGTTTAAGCAAGGCGTTTTCGACCATTATATCGATATCATCCTTGCCGTTTTTTAAAGCCTCCGAAAACTCCGTGTAAGTGTTCTTGTAATCGTAGTACGTAGACATCGCAATCCCAAGGTTATGAGCGATTTGTTCGTCTACTAAGCCATCCCTAGCCCACGCTTCGACTAGGTTTAACTTAGGCTTAACGTGCGTTTCGTATTTGCTAGGTCTAGCCATCAAATCTCACCTCACGTTTTCTTCAAATAACAACAATAAGCCGCCATTAAGACGACGAATGTGATTAGTAGTATGAATAGTGCTGTGTTCATTCGTTATTATTCATCCTTTTATGCATTCAGCCTCGTAATAACCGATACTTTTATGCAGAATTTTGAATATTTGAGTTTTTGTCTTATTCTCTTTCATCCAGAAATAAATCATCCATCAGCCGTTGTAAATTGCTTATGTGGATCATTCCGTCTTCGCACTCAATGTCTTTAAGATGCTCTTTTAACCTTATCCAAAGCATTTCATAGTTGATGTACATCATTCACCACACACTTTAATGTTAATTCTTTTGCAGATATGGCGATCACATCATCAAGTGAAAAATAAATCAACGGTTCACCGCCGCTTGTATCTTTGTTGATCCACCTGATGTATTTCATCGTGGTATGATCATTATCGGTTACTCCTGTTTCCGTCTCGAAACCATCAGCCTTCACTTTCTCCTGGTATCCGTTACGAAAAATAACTGTATATTCATATTTAGCCATGTTACCACTCCTTATATACATAAGCGTAGTATCTAAACCAGTATCCTATTAGAGGACTTATGATGCTTATATCGTTTAGTATGATCTCAGCCATACTTAAACCTTCCTTCGGCCTCCGCTATCGCTAAGCGGATTCGGTCGATTCGGAGGAAAAGCAAAAGAAGCGTCATACCTACCAGATCCACGGTAGTAGTATGCGCTTCTTTCTTGGGTTCGTCGGGCATGCCCCGTAAATGCGGGTATGGATTCGCACCATACATAACAGCATTTCTCGCCACTGGTGATCCTGCAACTTGGACTCTCCCGACAGCGTTTGTTATCCGTGCCGTTCCCATTACACCATGCCCTTGGTACCGAGGAGTATCTGCCTTAGGTCTAAGCGTCTACCTATTCCGCCACCGCATCGGCATGCCCCGTAACTTTTCCCATGATATTAATATAACATGTGTAGGGTACAAAAAAAGTGCAAGAAAAGTGCAATTTAACCGGTTCGATCCTGCTAGATCACGGTTAGTGGTCGGGTTAGCTCCCATCGTTGAGAGGGGTTTTTCCCGTGCGTGTTATTAACCACATTCTTCGCAACCGCCGGCATTTTCATAATACCACAACATTATCAAGGTTATGAATCTCGGGTACCTCTACGAACCTCAGTGCCATCGTCAGTTTCTTCAGTGCCCGTTTATGCACGTACTTGACGCTCCGCTCGCTCATGGCCTTGAAGTCTCCGATCTGCGATAAGGTGAGTGTGTTGCGGTTCATGTATTTCATCTCGATCACCGCGCGTTCGTCATCGTCCAACACTTCCGCTACTGCACCTTCAATCGACGATACGATCTGCATATATCTCCGATAATCCCACTCGTTGAGACCAATAATCAAATCCCCTCGTCCTGTTGCGATCCGCTTACTGCCCCAATCCGGTCCATCATAGGTTGTCCAGTTGTTTACTGCGAATCTATAGCTGCGGTAATCTTTGAGCAGTTCCGTTACTTTGTCTCGGTTCATTTGTTTCAGCTCCTTTTATGGAGTTATGACCACACAATGGTCTTTATTTCATCCCGCCAAAAAAGTCGATAACGTCTTTCAACAGCATTTCATTTGCTCGCCATTGTATCACATCAACCAAAACAGGTTTTTTTCGATACTTAGCCATCTACGCCACCTGCCCATTCACTCCGAATACGGCTCTTTCAAGGGCTTCGAGTCTTTCTTCCACTGTTTTCGCCACCACTTCGCCATTAGTCTGCTGTGTTGGTATTTCGATGGGTCCGGCTTGGGTAAACTCTTCATCGATTTGAAACGATCCACCTACTGGCGCAACCACCTCGGGAGGAGAAATCCGATACTCTTCAGCGTAGGCCGTATTATTTTCGTTACGAAAGGGACTCTCCGTTACTTCCGGTACACTGATTTCAGGAAGTGGGATCTTCACTTCATCCGACTTTTGACGAGCGTTCCAACGAGCAATCCAATCGTCTGCCTTTAAATCGTTTTTAGATTTGATTTCGTTCATAATGTCGCTGAGTTTTTGGCTTGGCTGGGAAGTTTTAGGTTTTTGAGCGGCTTCAAGCTTTGCCTCCAACTCAATGATATCTTGACGTAGCTTGCAGTTTTCACTAATGGCAGCGTTCCCTTTTTCGATTTGTTCCTGCGCTTCATTCAGCTTATTTTTTGTTTCATTCAGCAATTCCAAAATTTCATCATGACTTTGTTTTTTGTCATTGTACATGTCTTCAAAGCGGTCTGCTCGGCTCTGCAGTTGCGCAATTTCTTTCTTTGCCTCATCCAACTGTTCCTGCACCCTAAGCGCCTTATTGTTCAGCAGCCGGTAACGTTCATCCTTTAGCGCAAGAGCCAATTCATTTTCCTGGTGGATCGCCTCGATTTTTTCCGTAACGTATGCATGGTTCAACTGATAGAATTGTGCACGTTTCTCCTCGTACTCAGTGATACCAAAGAGAGGGCGGTACTTCTCGCTCGGAAATAGAGCTTCAAACATTTGGGAGACGATGTCCACGTACTCATCGATGGTATCTTGTTTCTTTTGCTCACGTTGCTCTTTTTCCGCTTGTTCGCGTAGCTGTGCGAGCTTGGCTGAAATGTTATTCGCATCATCCACCGCTTTTTGATACTGTGCAATGTCCTGACCGCCATACTGCTGTTTCCGTTCTTCTGCTTCTGCTAACTGCTGTTCAAGCTGGGCGATTTCCGCTGATAATTGGCTCATTTTCTTATCTCCTTTTGGATTATATTTGCAATGCCGAATCTATGTATTTTGTCTATGTATTTTGATACCTAAATTATACCACAAATTCGGCATGTTTGCACGTTAAAAACGTTTATTTGACGCGGTTTTTCGGCATTTTCAGTCTGCAATTTGATGCATTCACGGACCGTCTTTTATCCGCATCCGATAGATCGATTCCATGGATTTTCCTACCGCGTTAATTTGAGGAGGTTTCAACTTTCTGTTCTCCTCTTTCAGATCAGCGATATCCTTAGCCATTTCGGTTATGAGCATTCGAGTTTCTTTGTCCTTTATTTTGCTTAACAGATAGATGTACTTAGCGTCCATGTCGTTCACTCCTTATCTAACACTGCGAGTAGAGCTGCTTTGCAGATGGCTTCGGGGGCTGTATGGCTCGTTACGCTGATTTCTTTTCCGTTAACAACCGTTTGTGCCGAAAACCACCGAGCACCATTCTTCGAACCGTAGCACCCCAATACCATACCGCCGTAATCTTGTAGTTTCTCTTGCACTTCCCATGCTGATGATATGTCGGTGGAGTAGTGTGGAACCCGACTAATTATGACGCCATCTTCAATCTGGAACATCATTCCGTTAATCGTTTTGTTGTTGAAAACGTAGGTGTGTGCAGTTCCGCGCATCACCTTCTCAGCCACCAGCGCATCCAACTCTCTTCCCGGTTCCATTTTCAATATCATCTCTCTATCCATCGTATAACCTCCTCATAACGTTTTATAGGCGTCTTTACATTATGACTACTGACCTGACTTCGAGTTTTGTCCGAAAACGTCTCTACGGTGCCTTCTCGTTCGTTTGATGACGTTTTGACCATGTCCATCCTCTTTGCAATCTCTAGTGACATGATATATCCACGATGATGACCGCTTTCTGATTCGACATAATAGAGTAGTGGTATGGGTATCATGCCGATTCCTCCCATTCGTGCAGATGGATTAGAATGTGCTGCGGCTTACTTACTCCACCTTTGATGATTCGCAATTCGGTAATCTCGTTAAAACTATCGTCCGGTAGTACTCCGGCTTTCACCAATCCGTCCAAAAGAAACTTTGCGCTAAAGCTATAGTTGTCCGGATCTCTGCGCCGTTTGTCCGGGAACCAGAATTCCAGCGTGATCGATGCTTTCTGTATGGGCATCACACCATACTCCATGCATGCTTTACTGACGATGTTTTCCCATTTCTCCTTCAGTTTGGCACGTTTCATGAAGTGCATGTTGTTCAATTCATTAAGTGTCGGAGGGAATTCGTTTACCCGGATTGTCTGCATGTTGGCTTAGCACCTCCTTAAGATCTCGTAAAAACCACTCGCATGCTTCACGCTTCCCTGATGTACGGTGAAATTGATCCGTGTCTAATGTTTCAGTCATAATTTTGGAAGCCGATTTAATACGGCGTTCATAATCATCGATCAGTTGCTCAATCGCCTCTTTCACTCCTTCACACCCCCATCAATCACCGCAAGCTGCGCCGGTTCCTCTACCGGTATAAGCTTGACTTCATCATTCACACATGGTTGCAGCTTAGATTTGATTCGCTGGGCTTCAAGATAGGTGTAAGAGTCACACAAAGGGAAATTGCCTACTTGGATTTTGTACATGTTCATACGATCACGTTCCTTTCTTTGTTTAATTTGCTTCCTCCTTGAGCATGTCATCGATTTGTTTTATAGCTGATAAGATGGGATAGATTTGCCTAGGGACAACCGCATTTCCTAACGCTTTCAATCGGGATATAATTTCGTCCAGTTCTCCGGAAATCCCATCAACCACTCGCTGAATTGCGGGTTCAGGTGAAGGCCTATCAAATTTGGATGCTTCTGCCCAATCGCGCCGACCAACATAGTGCCGTGGCTCCCATCCTCTTCCGATGGCACTAATGGTCTTATAGGTTTCCAATCTTGTGATGCTGTTGGCGTTGGGTACATCCTCCGCATGACTTCCCCCGGTATGCCGCTTCTCGTACCTGCCTCGTGAGCCATAGGAGTGGGCCACAATGAAAACTCTATCCCTTCGATGTCTGGCGCCGACGGCACAAGCCGGAATAACAAACGATTCTGCGGCGTATCCTGCACTTTCCAAGTCAGATAGCACGATGTCGAGCCCCAATGTGATGTGCCCAGCAACATTCTCACCAACAAACCATTTAGGGTGTAAGGCTTGTATAAGGCGAAACACTTCCGGCCAGAGATGACGGTCATCTTCCGTGCCTTTTCGCTCCCCGGCAACACTAAAAGGCTGGCAAGGGTATCCTCCGTGAATAATGTCAATTGTCCTTCCTGAGCCGATAATTCCATCTGTTTCTAACCTCTCTTTCGTTAAGGTGCATACATCGTCGTATATAGGAACATTAGGCCAATGTTTACGCAGCACCTTTTGAGGGAACGGTTCCCGTTCGCAGAAGGCTACTGTTTCGATTCCGGCCCATTCACACGCAAGATCAATGCCGCCTATGCCGCTGAATAAGCTCAACGCTCTCAAGATGCGTCACCCTTCACTTTGTGATCCGGATTCAATGTCCCGTACTTCTCCAGCAGATATGCTTCAATTCGTTCCCGTCCCCACTTTTGTTCTCTGTAATATGGTTTGTATGTGTCTTTACGATCGTCTCTGCGGCTTGCTTGGCATCTTTTTAACTTTCCTACTTTGCCGATATCTGTTCCTCTCATGATTATCCCAACCTTTCGAGCACATAGTTTAGTTGAAGCTTAGTCAAACCTACACGCTTAGCAAGCAAGGATCTCTTTTGTCGTTTGTGATGCTTAAGATAAAACGCTTGCTCAGGTGTAATCTTGGTATTAATCAATCTGTCGATCAGATGGTCAGGCCTCTGTTTGCTGTTGCAGACCTTTTCTTTGACATGTTTTACTTCATGCGGTACATCTTTTGCCGTGTAAATGCAAAATTTGTTGTTTAATCCTCCTCTTTCGGACTCCACCATGCCGTAACTGATTAGCGCCCTGATGTAATCTTTGGCCGTGGTTCGTTTTAAGTCTGTTACTTTCAAAATGTCCGTCATAAATCTGTTCCCGGATTTAATAGCCTCGTATACATCGGATTGTCTTTTGGTTAAGGTGATCATGCTGATCTTTTTCTCCTCTCTCTTCGTTTGATCATTTTTCAACCGGTTATATAATGCCTTTTCCTTGTCCTGCTGTTTCTTTTTATGCTGCATCATCTTTAATGCGGCGTAGCGTAATTCAAGGTCTAAACGGTCATCGGTGGCGATTTCGTAAAGTTCGATCATCCCAACATTTCCTCCATTCGCTCTTTTTTCCACTCTTCTATTTGCCATTCGATTTCCTCACGTATGGCTTCACATGCGGCTTCTGGATCAAATTCGTAATCGTTCATACTGCGTCCTCCCTTAGTCGATAATTCAGTTCTCGGCCACCCTTGAGAATAATCCGGAAGTCTTTGCACATCTCGTTTATCCGGCTGCCGATCCCCTCGTCTATGTCGCACATTTCATCTATGTCCCGTTCGGAAGAGATGATGACCGGTTTTTTCTCCATGTACCGGTAGTTGATGACTGCAAACATCTGCTCAATTTGAAACTGTGTCGGCTCTTTGCGTCCCTTGAACATGTCGTCTATGTAGAGCACATCCACTTTTTTCATGCGATTGATTTTCTCTTCCATCTGGCTTAAGTCATCTTTTATTTCGTTGAATCCCTCTACCCAAGGGAAGTAAAGTACCGATGGGTAGCGGATCACGTCATAAAGGTATTTGGTTTTCATAAGTTGATTGCATACAGCCATAAGAAGATGAGTTTTTCCGCAGCCTGGACGACCTAGGAGGCAGATGCTGTTGTGCCGCTCGTCCTTGATGTCTTGAAAGTTGTCAGCGTAGATACGGGAGAATTTATAAGCGTCAATGACTGCTTGCGGCCGGCCACTTGTTTCAAAGTTGTCGAATGAGCGTTTAGAAAACTCGGATGTGATTTTGCTGGAACGGAATGAGCGTTCTAATTGGTTCTTATCGCGGCATTCACAAAACCGGTATACTTCCACTCCGTTTTCGTCACGTTCAATATATCCTTCCTCATCCCGACACGTTGGACAATTGTATGACTTTGTCGGCCCATTTGCTTGGGAGAGCTCCGGTTTTGCCTCCCGTAATTGGTTTATCCTCTGGAGTAGACTGTTCATGTCGAATCTGTCCTTGAGATTTTTCACTTTGTTCACCTACTTTTGGTTTCAGATGTTCTTTCTTAGTGATTCCGTCCTTAACCATTCCTTCAAGTGTTCCCAAACAGTATGCAATTCGTTTTCCGCTTGATTTTTTAATGGCCGCTTCCATAACTTCCAAGTCCACGACTCCGATGTATGAAAAAAATTGGTCTAAAGGGTACGGCTTGTCCATAGATATATGATGATCGTTCAGTATTTTTAAAAGATGGTCTTCGTGAAGATTGGATGATGGAAGAGAGAGCAGTTCTATTCCCTTTCCTTTCTCTTCTTCTTCCTTTCTTTTCTCTTCTCTTCCTTTCTTTTGGGCGGTAGTCATACCTTCTAGTTCAGGTACAACTACCGTAGTACTACCGTAGTCATCATTTGGTGGTGGAAGCTTGGATTTTTGTGGCTTGTTTATCGTTTGATGCTTCTTAAAATTTGTAATCATGATGTACTTTTGATGATCAACCTCATAACGCTGGATTAGCTTTCTTTCTTCTGCTGCCAGGAGGTTTAACCACTCCTCAACCTCGTGCAATTGTATTTCATGGTCATATGGGAAGATTAGCGACTTGATCAACGATGGATGCCCGTTTAATCTTCCTTCATCGTCAGCTTGAGATATCAAGCCCATAAACAGCAGCCTAACAATCGGTTGGACCGTCCCAAGCTTTTCGTCGATCCAGAAGCTTGGGTCAATCATCCTTTTTCGTGCCACTTCCTTCCCCTCCTCTTTGGTGTTATTGATTAGTTATGCGGCTTGCCACCTTTATTTGGTGGTTACCAAGCAAACCAATAAATGCCGTACCCCGAAAGATAGACGATCAAATCATGAATCATAAACAACCAGAAAAAAATAGCGCTTAAATGCCAAATTGCCACGAAGAAACTACCATGATTAGCGATAAATTTTCGCATTACCTTGCTCCTTCCTTATGTTTTGCGGCTTGCCTATCTCCAAATGCCATCTGCAACTTTTGCTTGCAGGCCTGCTATTACTTCGTCTTCTTCCTCGCCTTCTGCATATACACTCAGACCGTAACCATTCCAGACCATGACTTGAAATAAATGCTTCTGCTGATCGAATTCCAGTCTGAAAGCATGAAATTTGTTCATCTCTTCGAGTAATTTAACTGGAACTACCATTTTCTCTTTTCCTCCTTATGTTTTGCGGCTTGCCGCCATCGAATCGACCGAAATACTTAGCGATAGCGGAGGCCGTATAAAGGTTTACTTCCTTCTCATCTCCCAAATAACCTGACCTATAGCCATAGGAGCATATAAGATATAGTCATACCAACTGATTTTTAGTTTGTGCTTTACTCCGTTTTCTGGAACCATTTATATACCTCATTTCTTCGCTTCCTTAAGCTTCTTTACCGATACACAATATTCATTTTGATTCCAAGCGCTTTATAATTTCTTTCTTGTATTCTTCAGCAAACTCATAATCTCCAGCACGACAAGCTAATTCAAATTCCTCAACCAATTCTTCATTTTCGCAAATTTCCGGTTCACGTCCCGGTCCCATATTTCATTCACGCTCCCTATTTATTTTGACCACCTATTCATTTTGATAACTAGCAATAACATTCGACATTTCTTAGTTCACAGTCATTACGGCACATATGCCCTTTCCCGTCACAATAAAAACACTCTTCTTCTGGTATCCATTCATTACCGTCTTGTAATCCTCCGACCGTACCTTTGCCTCTACATATAGGGCATCTTCTTGGTTTAAATTCATCCATCCAATGACACCGTCCTATTCAAATGTTTTAAGCCAAGCTCTTCCCTCTGCTGTCTGATCAGCCCATATATGGCATGTAAGGCAGAGGTGGAGCAAGTTATGTACCTCTGTTCGTTCTAGTTTCCATCTCCGCGTGATATGAGCTGCATGTACCGCTTCATTGCCGCATCCCTGACGTTCACATTGGCCTCCAGAGCGTTGTTTGAGTTCTGCACGAACTTTCGGACTAATCGCCCCTCTCTCCTTTGCTGTGGGCTTATAACGCTTATATGATGGCTTGGGGCATGGATTAAATGGAAGTCCCATAGGTCACCTGTCAGAATGGCAAATCATCAGAGATATCAATAGGTTTACCGTCTTCCTGGAATGGATCTTGATTCTCGCGTCCAGTTTGATCCTGTCTACCTAGATCCTGACCACCTTCTCCGCGGTTACTTTCAAGGAACCGAACATTATCTGCTATAACCTCCGTTACGTAAACTCTCCGGCCTTCGCTGTTATCGTAGTTACGTACCTGGATGCGGCCCTCGATTGCGGTCAATCTGCCTTTGCGGAGATAATTCGCGCACGTTTCGGCGAGCTGCCGCCATGTTACAATCGGTATAAAGTCAGCTTCACGTTGTCCATTATTTGTGAATGGTCTGTCCACGGCCAGGGTAAAGGTGAAAACAGCGACCCCCGCAGGCGTATACCTCAATTCTCCGTCTCTGGTAAGCCGGCCAATCAATATCGTGCGGTTTAACATCTAAACTACCTCCAATAAGCTCATATAGTGGATCATGCCTTGTACTTTCTTTGTCTTCCGGCAATACCGGCACCTCTCGCAGCGCTCCGGTTCTCTCTCGCCATTCTTTACCTCGATAATCCGTGGAAGGTTCTCATGCACCTTTGTAAGCTCCTGCTCGATCATCTGCTCATCAAAGCAAATCAGCGCTTTATCCGGTTCATCTTCCTTACTAACGGCCAAAATCAGCGGTTCCAGCCGGTCAAATCTGCGGCTATGGATGCGCTCAAGCTCTGTGTAAACCGCCATTTGGATGGTATACCCATATGCCTCTACAAAAGATCCGTACCGATCACCGAGCCAATACTTTTCGCGGATGGCCTTTACCGTCTTTAAATCCGTAAACCGTCCTTCATCCGGTGCGTACACGTCTAATTTTGCCTTCCAGAGCGTTCCGAATAGCTCAGCGGTGATAATGACTTCCTTTTCGCCTTGAAGCATCCTGGAACAAATCTCGTCGCTTAAAACGGATTCGATCATTTTATCCGCTTGTTTGTACTCTGCTTTCAATTCGCCTTTGTTTTTACCGGTGGAGCAGAATATTTCCGGGTTCTGCTGTTTGAATAGTTCAAGTGCTTCCGTCCCTTCAATCGCTGCATGTACGTAGGAGCCGAGGAGCAGCGCGTCACTGCTCGACTCCTCGTATTCCCCTTTGAGTTTTGCCATGGTTTGCGCTTCACATTGGATGAAGCTTTTGTATTGACTAACTGACATGTAATGCCAGTCAGCTTCATTGCTGTAGTAGTTTTCTTGGGTTAGAATCATGCCGTTTGACCTCCACCCTCAATTTTCTTTTGTATCCACTGAAGGAAGGCTTGAGCTTTATCCTCCGGCAACTCACTGAGTTTGCATCCATAATGCCTCTTTAATGTTGGATCAAGATCATTCTGCTTGTAACCGAGTTTCATCCATCCTGATTTAATATCCCCGATCACCTTAGGCGTGATGGATTGTGGTTTCTCTGTTTGTTTGGCGTCCAACTTTTCATAGGAATAACCCTCTGGCAATGCCCAAGCTGGCAATCTAGGTTCTCTCGACAACCGGTAAGATTTACCCATCGGCTCAATCGGAACCCATTGGTTTTCGAGGTTATAAAGGTACCGTCCAATCCCCCACTGATACCCTGCTCGTTTCATAGCATCCGATAAGCCGCCTTTTACGGCCTCCTCGTTACTGTCATCCGCACCATCTTCTTTTGTAATCCATTCGTCTCCAAATTTGATGGAGATTGCACAAATCTGGCTATTGTTTTTCCACTCACGGAATTTGTTCTGCCAATTAAATGGGCCAACAACTTCATCAAGTCGGTTCATGATCGCTCTATTGGTAACGTAGGCAAGCGCGATACCTTTTGTTTTTTCCTTATTTGTGGCACCTACGCGCCATTCAATATCCTCCGGAGAAAACGGGGCTTGTAGTTTTTTCATTATTTCCTTCGCATCCATATGTCCAGTGCCTCCATTCTTGTGTTAAAATAAAGGTGAACTTATTGAAATGGGTTCCTTACCTGACGCCAACAGACTGCGAATCTGTTTGGCGTCTTCTCATTCTTTCCAGCCTTTTGAAGCTGTTGCAAATGGCTCTGACCATGCGGCGGTTACCGCGTCTGTCCCATTCTTTAGCTAAGTCTAAGTGACTAATGATCACGGTGCGTTCACCCCATTTTCAATGAGTATTTTCTGAAGTTCCGACTTCATTACGCTCAACCGGTTTACCATCTGTCTTTCATTTCCCAAATCCTTAGGAGGGACGTAAGTGTCCATTCGATATAGATAATCGATGTCGTTATGATCTTTGGTTTTTGTTATCTTTACATCAAAGCCATTCACATGGCCGTAATAGTCGCAGAAGGCTAGATGTTCCGTGAATGTATTGATCATGTATGCAAGCATCTGGATCTCGCCTAATAAAGTTGCTGTTTCGATCTTAATGTCTACCATGCTATTTCCTCCTTTAAGGGCTTATACGGCTTGGGTTTATTCGGTCGTATCGGGGGCATTCGGTAAAACTTCATATTCGTGCGGACTCAGGAACAAATCCGTTCCAACGTCATTTCTAATTCGGATGTATCCTTGTTCAACTGTATACATGTTAGAGAAGTTTTCCTGTACAGTCTTAACGGATCCAGTCGCCTTCCATTTCACTTGCGTTCCCGGTACCGGCAGATTATAGAACCAATGTTCATACACTTGCTTTATTTGTTCAAATGTAATCCCTTTTGCTTTAAGTACTTCAATTGCCTTCATTACATCAGCATCATTTATAATGTTCATAGGTTTTCATCCTTTCATCGTCCCGACCGAATCCGCTTAGCGATAGCGGTAGCCGTATATCACTCACATTCATTCAAACACCCTATTTCTCCACATATCCCGCATTCTTCTACTGTCTCTGCTTCCTTCCCACACTTACCGCATACATCGACTTTGTAACTGATTCCCCAGGTTCTACCACCTAACGGATAATCCACTTCTATTCCTTGTTCAATAGAGCTTCCGCAGCACAGGGAGACTATATTTAAATCAAGTGGACGGTAGTTTGGATTTGATATCATGGTTGATCTCTCCTTTAGAGTGGATTGGTAATAGGAGATGATGTCGTCAATTGTTTTGAACACTAAGCTGATTCCCTCACATTCTCAATATCCTGGTTAAGCTGATAATTCCATTCCAACTGTTTATCCACTTTCTCCAGTTCCATCTCTACATCCCTTGCCTCCAGCACCAGTTTCATGAATCCCACATGAACCGTGGTCAAAGTGACTTGGTCGAAAAGGATCTCCAGCATCTCTATGCGTCCATTAGGAAGGTTGCGGTAGGCTAATTTTTCGTCAGGCTCCCAATCGCGTACGAGTTGGTATTCGATACCATTATGGGTGATGGTCATTGGTTATCTCCTCCGTTTCTACAGTCGTAATTTACTCCTTTGATTTTGATATTGAGAAGATTAAGTGTATTCAATACTCCTTCACGCACTGCCGCTTGAATATTAAATTGGTTTTGATTCATAGATCCGTCAGGCTTATTTAATTCGTAATACTCCCTCACCTTTTCTTCTGGTGTCTGTTCTACTTCGTATCCGTTCAGGAGAGTTATTGCGAATTTTAACTCGTTAGTGTGGGACCATTTGTTGAGTAGATAAATATCCGCATCTTGTTTGTACTGGGAAAAACCTGATGGATTGAGTACGATGTAGCATAAGTCATGGTTGTTCCATGTATAATGTTTGCTTTTTGTGCGCTCAAGCGCTTCAGCAACTTTCCTAGGCAACTTCACTTTTTCGCTCATTCTGCTTCCCCTCCCAACTCTCTATATCAATCACCATCGTAGGCACTGAACATAAGGCTTCTTTCATGCAGTCTTCACAGTGTGGTTGAAGATGTTCATGTACAAGGTACTTTGCTTTACGGTTGCAGCCGGTGCAGATCACGTTCATCTCTCCTTTTGAAAATTTAGATATTCGGATTTTATGGTTGAAACGGGCTATTTGATTTCCAGTTGATTTTATTCACTTACTCAAACCAGCACCAAATACATAACCAACGCATGTACTACCAAAAATCCATGCTTCTTGCCCTTCTGACACCTCGGTGAAATAATGAGCCAACTTACCAGTCAAACGCTCTCCACAACGATCACAATACTGTCCCATCCCCCTGTCGGCATGAGTGTAAATAAGCGAAACAAATTGTTGTCCCACTTCACGGCGTTCATCAAAGTAACCAAAATTACACATTATATACTTCTCATATTTACGACCCATATCATGTACACCATCTTTCCAATAAACCATTTTCTTGAAATAATGGATTTTGATTATTTGGTGGAATCAACGCTTCTCAGAGGAGCGAGAAAAAATGCAACATCAATGTTTTGGTAAAGTCCACCCTCTATTATTTCAGTTAGAGCTTCTTCACGTTTTTTCGCTCCATTGCCAACAAAATTAAGAAAATCCTTTACGGAAACAAACTCTTTTTCACCAGTTGTTTTGTTTAATTTGGTGACTACATTCACTCATACCAGTCCTTTCTGCTGATTATCATTCCGCCACAAAATAAATTAACCGCGACTATTTACTCATATATGGGTATATTTAATGGGGCTAGTCCACTAAGGAGAGGCTTATATGGCCTCGCCGCGTTCGTGACACTCATCAATGATGGCCCATATCGCCGCTTCCAAACGATCCATTTTTACTTTTCGTTCTTCATCAGTCATGGGATCCGGCGCGAATATTTTGATAACTGTCCCGCCGTGATATAAAATCTCTGCTGGCTTCTTATCCATGTCATCACCTCTATGGTGATGTATATGTCTTCTGGCTTGGACAGTTTGCATGTATTCACGCTCCTTTACTTAATGCGAGTTATAATTGGCTGTTCTCTAATTTTTGGTCCAATTTTTAAGTATGCTTCTTCAATTACAGTCATAATTTTTTTGTACAGTTCGGAATCATGTTCACACGCATCTGTTATGACTTGCGCTGCAATAGGGGCAATATAATCATCTGTGTAAACCCAATCAGCGTGTCTCCAATTTTGAAGAATCTCTTGAATGTCTGATTCGTACAAGTTACTGTTATCTTCTTCTCTTAAGTAATCTCTAAACGGGACTTCTACTCCGTCAATTTTTGTTATCATAGTTGGTAGTTTTTTCATTGATTCACCGTCCTATTTAACACGTCGCAATGTGGTTTTTATTTTTTCTTGCGAAAGTAATCCGACTAAGATGTTATTGAATTTATCCAAGCAGCCCATTCGAACCATAATGTCAATTCCGTTTACTTTTGATTTCAGGGTAGATTCGGAGTACCATTTGCCTGACTTCCGGTTGTATTCTTTCTGGATGCGTTCGCGTTCGTTTTCTACCCTTTGTCTAACATCAATGCCATGAATCCTTTTAAGGATTTCATATACCTTGTTGTAAACTTCGTTGTGTCCAAGTCTAGTCCACCTGGCAAATTCATTGACCGTGCTTACCACTTTGGCATGATCCGGTACCGCGGTTATATATTCGGCGATGTTGTTAACGGTCGTTTTTACTTCCTCAACATCGTTGATCCTTTCTTCAAGCTGGGCTTGTTTAGTTTCGAGTGCTTTTTGTTTCTGTTCCATCATGATCATGAATTGTAATTGTGGGCTTAATGCGGATAGATCAGGCTGAGATTGCTTAGATTCTTCTACTTTCTTGTAATAGTCATCAACGAGCTTTGAATATGCGTCCCATGCCTGATCGGTGTTAAGTGATTTTGCGTGAAGGAACGCACCTTTTTCAGTCCAGAGGTATATGGTGTGGGCTGTTTTTAAGGAAGCATGAATTTCATGCTCGTTAATGAATTCTCTTCTTTGATCGCCGGTTAGAACGAAAAAATGTTTCCCTTCTTCGTATCTTTCTTTGTTGTAATTAAAGTTGTAATTAATTCGTTTAAAATCAGTTCCAAATACTTCAGCAAGTTGAGCAGAAGTCAATACTCTAATACCTTTTTGTTCAATTACTTTTAACTGATTCATTTTCTTCATCTCCTTATGCTGATTTTGTTTTCTTTTGACTCGTTTTGCGTCCTTTTTCTTCAAAAAAAAGGGTCCAATCGAATCCAAGTGCGTTAGCGATCTTTTTTGCTGTTGGAACACGTGCATTTCGGTTGCCTGTCTCTATGCCAGAATAGCAACTGCGAGAAATCCCTGCTAGATCAGCAACTTCTTGCTGTGTAAGTTTCTTGAGTTCACGCATTTGGATCAACCACGTCCTCATTATCTTCACCTCCTTGTGACTCGTTTTGCGTCACTTGGTATATTTTGATTATATGACTCGTTTTGCGTCATGTCAAGATAAAATTTTTATTAATTTTTGAATGATGACGAGAATCGAGTCAGATTGTTTAAGGATTCATTTCGCGTCGTTATAATTATATGGTGACGCACTTTGTGCAAAGGAGGTGTGCGTGTTGTTTTCTGAAAGATTGAGTAAATTAAGAGAAAAATCGGGGTTAACTCAAAAAGAGTTAGCGAACAGACTGGGTATAGCAAGAACTACATACTCAGGGTATGAGAGTGGAAAGAGGGAGCCAGATCATCAAACATTACAAAAGATAGCGGATTTTTTCGATGTATCAACTGATTATCTTCTTGGATTTAAAGAAAAAGATCCTGTTGATAAGCTAATTGAATATTTAGAGTTGGAACTGACTGACGAAGAGATAATGGAACGCATGACATTCAAAATCGATAATCTTACGCTTTCAGAAGAAGAGGTGAAAGAATTCATTGCGTTTGTTCGAGCAAAACGAATCATGAAGAAGGAACGGCAGGCCGTTGCTTCAAAACATCAAGAGCCTTAACGTGTGATGGATTTACTGTTATGGCTTTTTTAGTTTCCAAGTATTCGATCCCTTCCTTTGGGTCGATGCCCAATTTGATTAAGTTTTCACGCGTAAGAAATAGTATGTCCTTCTTCATAGATGCACCGTCCCAGTTCTCATGTGTGTGGTTTATTATAGCAAATTACGAACAATATGGGAACATAAGTTCTATAAAATTTTAATCAAAAGGGTGAATTATGGCTCTCCAGTTTGGGAGAAGCCGTTTACCTGAATTACTCAGAGCGAGAAACATGAGTCAAGCGGAGCTTGCGAGACGTATTGGAGTGTCGAGGTCCTACATCTCGCAAATCATCAGCGGTAAGGAAACGTTCTCACTTATTAAGGCGAAAGAAGCCGCCATCGTACTTGAGTGTTACGTTGACGATCTTTATGAGTGGGTATGGTAAACGGCTTGAGTAGTTAAATCTACTCTCCCGTGGAGGTAACGTTAAGCCATAGCTTACCACATCTAATATACAATTTGCTCTACCATTTCTAAAATATTGATAAATTGGTTCTATTATAATATCATTCTTTATGAAGAACATGGTTTTATAGGACTAATTTTCTAAACAATTCTTAATAATTAGAAAATTATCGTTTCATCGTATATAAACATTTTATTCAGCAAATACCGCAGCCGATGTGGATTAATTAAGGTGATTCAGATGAAAAAGAAAATTATTATGTTGGCCGCTATTCTTATGATGTTCGCTAGTGTAGCAAGTGGTTCTAGTATTAATGGAGACTACAAGGGGAATCCGATTGTAAAACTGTTATCGAACGGATCAACTGTTGATACCGGAGAAGTACCAGCTATGATTTATGATGGTAAGACAATGGTTCCTATTGCAGCATTGAGGAATTTAGGTGCAGAAGTCACTTGGGATGCAAATACATATAGTGTGAATGTAGTTTTAAACAATAGTAATGGTCAGGACCAAATAGCGGATTTAAAGCTTTTTGCATCAGCGGCAAAGAGCACACTACAACAAAATAATGTAATAGTAAACCAAATAAGTGCAAATATTGACGAACACGGAATTTTTGTTTATGCACAATATGATGTTTCAAATGATAACACTTCCGTTGAAAACGTTCAAAATAAGCTATTGCCTAAATTAGGACTTATTGGTATATCTTCCACTCTTCTTAATAAGTACAATGTCGACGGTACAGTTATAGAATTGACTTCCGGAGGTAACACAATAGGTACTATCGGAATAAAAAATTCAGATTCACAAAAGTATATTAATAATGAATTGACATTTCAACAATACTTTGCAACTTGGAATGTAAGTAAAAATCAATCGATCATTCCTCAACAGTACACAGTTCCCAGCCAAGTAACGAGTGATGTCATTGAAAGTAAAATAGAAGGTGATTTTGAAGGATTTGATGAAGGTAACATATATAAGCTTGATAATGGTCAGATATGGGAACAAACAGATTACACATACTCTTACAGTTATAAATATCGACCAGATGTAACGATATATGAGGATGGTTATTCATATGTGATGATGGTTGAAGGTATGGACAAAAAAGTAAAAGTAAAGCGCATCAAATAAGCCACAAGCCCCTAACCGGGCTTTTTTCTTTTATTGAGATATCACCAGAACGTTGATAAGATAAAACATGAAAGGAGGATCATCATGGAACGAGTAGCAATATATCTCCGAAAAAGCCGTGCAGACATGGAAGCAGAAATGCGCGGCGAGGGAGAAACATTAGCCAAGCATAAAAAAGCGCTGCTTCGGTTTGCGAAAGAGCGAAATTTAAATATCATCAAGATTCGTGAGGAAATTGTATCCGGAGAATCCCTTCTTCATCGACCTGAAATGCAAGAATTACTACGGGAAGTAGACTCAGGATTGTACGACGGAGTTCTCGTAATGGATATGGATCGGTTAGGCCGCGGAAACATGCAGGAACAAGGATTGATACTAGAGACGTTCAGAAATGCGAATACACTTATTATAACGCCTCTCAAGACATATGACCTGCGTAATGAAATGGATGAAACTATGTCCGAGTTTCAGGCATTCTTTGCGCGGCACGAACTCAAAACGATAACTCGCCGGATGCAGGGCGGGCGTAAACGTTCCGTTCAGGAAGGAAACTATATTGCCACACGGCCACCATACGGATATCAGATTCATAAGACGGATCGTGAGCGCTTCTTGGTACCGGATCCAGAACAGGCGAATATTGTGCGCCTAATCTTTGATTGGTACGCCAACGGGATTGAAGTGAATGGTAAGCGTGAGAAAGTAGGGGCAAATAAGATCGCGCTTGAATTGAACAAGTTTTGCAGAACTTATACAGGTGGCCTTTGGAAATCATCATCCGTTTTAAATATAATCAAAAACCCCGTTTACATTGGCAGAATACAATGGGGCCGAAAAGAACAGAAGAAATCCACCACCCCAGGAAAACAACGGGATATCAAGTCAAGGCCGAAAGAAGAGTGGATTGACGCTAAAGGGAAGCATGAACCACTAATTAGTGAAGAGCTATTCAACCAAGCTCAGAAAATATTAAAAGGAAAGTATCACGTGCCGTATCAGCTAGAAAACGGTATAACCAACCCTCTTGCCGGTTTAATCCGGTGTGGATACTGTAACTCATCCATGGTACTTAGACCGTATACTAACCAACCTGCACATATCAAGTGTTATAACCAATTTTGCGTTAATAGATCATCCAGGGCGGCGTATGTAGAGGAAAAGCTACTTTGGAGTTTGGAGCAATGGTTGGCTCAACTCAAGATCGAACTAAAGGAGCGAAAAAATTCACCAATAAACATGGGTGTTGAAGCTAGGCAAACTGCTCTGAAAACATTAGAACGTGAATTGAGCGATACAGAAAAACAAAAAGGTAGTCTCCACGACTACCTCGAAAAAGGGATCTACAGTGTCGAAACTTACCTAGAACGATCTAAGATATTGGCAGAACGTACAGAATCGATTAAACAGGCGATTGAAAAAATAAAATCTGAGATACAGAATGAAATGACTAGGGCGAACAAAAAAACAAATATCGTCCCTAAGATCAAATCAATATTAAAATTATATCATAAGACCAAGGACCCGGCAAAGAAAAACGAAATGTTGAAGTCCATTGTTGATTTTGCTGTTTACCGAAAAGAGAAGTGGCAAAGGAACGATCAGTTCGTGCTTGAACTTCATCCAAGCATAGAGAGATAA